ATCCCGTCAGTCGACGAGCCTCAAAGAATTATCATAAGCAACGAGCGCGCCGCGACGATCGCGGCCGACGATCGCGACGAAACCGGGACGGTGCAGCCGGTGACACCGCTGACACTCACCCATACCTGACACGGCGAGCGGACCGTCATCGCACGTACAGCACCCGTGCGCTTCGAGTCCCTGACCGCCTCGGACCTGTCCGTACCACGGTGTGAGCTGTGAGATGTGGACCGGGTCGGGGATCGTCACGCCGGGATCGTGAGTTGTTCGTACCGGTAGCCACCCGGCGACGTGTGTACCACAGCCGGGTACCGGTGACGGTACAGACGCTGGTACTCGCGGTTCGCACTAGTGCACCGCGAGCACTTGCACCCGGACTGATAGCGGCGGCGTTCACCGTGATCGGCGGTTGTAGCCATATCCACAGTCTTGTGTAACGGTGTCACGCCGTCACGCGATACTGGACAGGTGGCGCACCCGGCGTACCGCGGTCGACAGTGGATCGACGTGCGCCTCGCGATACTGGAACGGGACGGGTGGTCGTGCCAGCTCTGCGGGCGACCCATCGACCGTGACCTACCACCCGGCACCCACGACACCGCCGGCACCGCCGACCACATCGTGACCGTGAACGCCGGTGGCGCGTGGTGGGACCCGTCGAACCTGCGGGCCGCACACGTACGGTGCAACCGTTCACGTGCGAACCGGACCCGTCACGATCGACGTGTCAGGTATCCGACACCGCGCCGATGGTGACCCGGTCACCCGGTCTGTCTCCGAGCCTCAGAGAGAATCCGTTCACGGTCAGCACGTGTGAGCTTCGGTTCGTCAACCGGTGGCGCCGCTTTGTATTGATCCGTGTACAGATCCATGTACGCGTCGCGTGACGCGACAGGGGGTGTCGCGTCACGCGACAGGTGTGTCGCGTCACGCGACAGGTCCGAAACCCTCAACGTGTCGCGTGACGCGACAGGTTGTGCATAGGCAGTGGATAACGCGACGACCGACGCGCGACCCTTGCGGCGGGTGACCACGACGACGCCGGCGTATTCCAGATCGGCCAGGACCCGCCACACCGTCGCACGTGAACACCGGGACCGGCGTTCGAGCGCGCCACCGGTGTACGTGACCCCGGTTTCGTGGTTCACGCGGTACGCGATCGCCTGCAACACCGCAGAATGCGCCGGCCCGAACCCGTACCGGTCATCGGCCAGGACGACGTCGACGGCGTCGAGCGCTTGCCAGCTCACGACGCGCGCCGGTTTCGGGTACGTTCACTGCGCCGGTTTCTGGCACGTGCGATATCGGCGACGTTCGAGCCGGCCCGGATCCGTTCGCATTTCGTCGGCCACATATTCGACGGCTGATAGTGCAACACCGCGGCGACCGCGCCGACGAGCACGGCGCCGCACAGTTCGCACCGTGACGCGCTCACCGGTGCCACCGCGGCGGGCCTTGCCGGTCCAGTTCGCGGCGTAGGCGGCGCCGTGAGTCGAGTTCGTGGGCGGTGTCGCGGCGGTCACGTGCCCCGGCGACGAGACCCCACATGATGACGAGTGCCAGCCCGAGGAAGACGACCGACACGACCAACGTCTGGCCGGGTGTGAGCGTGACCACGGTTCACCGCTGACCTGCGGCGTCATCGAAGCATCTACTTCTGAGGTCGTCCACGTCCAGGTCGAGAACATCGGCGAGCGCGTCGATATCGCGTTCACGTGGTCGGGTCCGGTCGCATTCCCAATTGAGAACCGTGCCGTGCGCGACCTTCAGTTGTCGGGCGAGCGCTTTCGCGGTGAGTGATTGCCGGCGACGTGCGATCAGTAGGCATTCGCCGAGTGTGAGTGAGTCTTCCATGTACACGATGTTAGTCAGGGTTGAATGACAGACGTGGGATTTGGCACTAATAGCAATCATGGGAAATATTGTTGCGTTATACGCTGACGCGGTGCGTCGGTCACCGCGCCGGTACGCGCCGGGCACGATCCACGCGAAGCTTCGAGAAGCGCGGTGGTGGGTCGAGCTGGTCGGTGACCCGTGGTCGGCGACGGTGCATGACGTCGAGCGTGCCGTGTCGGATCGTCGCCTGTCGGCGTCGGGGTCGCGGGACGTCGTGACCCATGTCCGGGCGTTCTACCGGTGGGCGATCCGCAACGGGCACACGGCGACCGATCCGACCGCGACCGTCGATCTGGCACCGGTCCCGCGGCGCCTCCCACGGCCGGCGCGTGACGTCGCGATCGGTGTCGCGATCGGGGCGGCGTCGCCGGCGGTGTGTGCCATGCTCGCATTGATGGCGGGCGCCGGGTTGCGGTGCGTTGAGGTCTCGCGGTTGCGGTGGTGCGACGTCGATCTGATCGGCGGCGTCATCCACGTCACCGGGAAAGGCAACCGGGAACGGGTACTGGAAATCGCGGCGCCGGTGCGCCGCGCGCTCGCCGCGATCGACGCGGACACGGTGCACGTGTTCACGTCACCGACCAGCGGGGCGCCGTACCGGGCGTGCCGGGTGTCGCAAATCGTGAACCGGCATTTGTCGGGGTGCGCCGCCGGGTGCACCGCCCATCAGCTACGGCACCGGTTCGCGACCGCCGCGCTCGCCGCGTCGGGCGGTGACTTGTCGATCGTGCGCGACCTACTCGGACATTCAACGGTGGCGGTGACAGAGATCTACGCGGCGGTGACGCCGGGCGTTGCCGGCCGGGTCGCACGGTCGGTGCCGGTGCCGGGATTGTGATCCTCATGGGCGCGACGTACGGGACATTGTGGTTCGTGTTTCCACCACCGGTTAGAGCGACCGTACGCGGCGGACGCGCCGCACAACGGAACGCATCGGGGTACGTCGGTCACACCACGAAACGTTAGTAGATCTTGACGACGATCAGCACCGCCATGATGGCGGTCACGATGTTCGCGATCGTGTTGAGGTTTGCGTTATCCATGATTCAAGTATGTACTTCTGTCGCGCACCAGGTCACGACCGTCCCCGTTCGTCGCGATCGTCGGCGAGATATTGCAGCAGATAACGCGTGATCCGAATGGTCGCGACGACGCCGGCGGTCGCGCCGACCACGAACGCGCCGGCGAGCGCGGCGTCCGACCAGGTCACACCTGACCGAGAGCGTTCAACGTGTACGCGTCGACCGCGGCGCCGACGTCGCCCCAATCGTTCACGGGTGCGCCGGACACGTTCACGAAACGACCGATCGCACCCCACACCAGCACATACCGAAAGAACGTATCTTCGTTCGGGATGCCGATCCGGGTGATCCCGTTGCCCACCCACGCGGTGCCGTTTTTGTCGAGAGCCACAACTAGCATTTCGTCATCTCCTGGTGTCGGGATCGGGTCGGGGCCGGGTGCCGGCCACGGATCGGGCGGCGTCGGTGTGCCGGGGTCGGGTGGTGTCGGACCCGGTGTGATCGCGCCGACGTCGGCGCGAAACGTCGCCATGTTCCACGACGCCGAACCGACCGCATAATCGGACGGCCCGGCCGGGTCGATCTTGCGGCTAGGCGCCCACTCGAAATGGGCGTGGATCTGGGCGACGGCGATCCCGTACGCGTCGCACAACGACGCGCACAACGCCCGGTACGCGGCTTGCTGCAACGCCGGCCACGCCTCACCGGTCCCGTTGTTCGCGGCTTCGATCCCGACCGCGTGCGAGTTCATGGAGTCGTCAGGGGTGATCCCGCACGGGTCACGGCCGGACCCGTTCGTGTTCGTCGCGCCGGCGGCGCACACGTAGATCTCCGGCACCCGCGACAAATACAGGTTGCACAACGGCGCCGCGTCGTCGCCGAACGTGCAATAGTTCACGTCCGGCCACCCGTCCGACCCCGGCCCCGACGCCGTGTGATGCACCATCACATGGTTGGGGCGACCCGCGTCGTAGCCGCCCGACCCACGGCCCCGAGTCTGCCACCCGTCGACTTCGATCACCGGATACCCGGTGCGCCGACACACGTCGGCGAGATCCGTCAGATAGCGGGCGCCCATCACGCCACTTCCAGCAGATCCCGCAACCGCAACAACCGCCCGGCGACGTCGTCTTCCAGATTGAACAACACCCGCAACGCGTCCGCCCGGCGTAACGGTGCGTCGAGTTCGGCCAGCTCTTCGGCGACACGTTCCAACACCGCTAACCGCACGTCGAGCGGGTCGCCGGCGTCGTAGACGTCTTCGGGGGCGGCGTCACCAATCACGGCGCGGGTGCCGGTTCGTCGACGTCGTCGGGTGGGAGTGCTTGCACCGCGGACAGAATCATGGCGTCGGAAATCACCGATTCGTCGGCGCCCGGTCGCGGGATCTCGGCGGCGAGCGCTGACGCGTAGGCGTCGGCGAACCCGGGGGCGGCGGCGATCTCCCAAATGTGGGCGTCGGCCCACGCCGTGGCTTGCTGGTCGGTGTCGATCTCGACCGCGGCGCACGCCGCGATCCGGTTCCGAAAATCACCGTCTTGTGAGAGTTGCGATTGAGAGTTGTAGGACACGGTTTCTCCTGATCAGCCGGTGAGCGGTGGTGTTACTTGAGTGCCGGGCAAGGTGGCCGGCCACGGTTGCGACGTCGGGAACGAAAAGATGTTCGTGATCGCCTCCGTCAACGGACGGTTGATGTTCACGGTGCCGTTCGTTTGGATGTAGACGAGATTTCCCGTGGCGACCCAATCGAACATTTTCACGTCGATCATCGGCCAGAAATTGGCGGGCAACGTGTAGATCGTCGGCGACGTCGCGGCGTCGTCGCCCGATATCAGAGCGTCGATACTGACGAACACCATCGTTCCGACCCGGCGCACCCGGATGCCGTCGCGGACAGTCCACCCGTTCTCGGGTGCCACCTGACGCCAACCGGTGTTGCCCATCTCGACACCGCCGATCGCGAGCCGACCGGTCGACGCGTCGGCCACATACGACGGCGACGTGTTGGCGTTGAGATTTCCGATCGTCATAGTGGTACCCCCGGAAGGGTGGACGGCCACCCGTTGTCGGTCGTGAACGTGACACCGAACCGGCAGTAACTTTGATTCGGTGCCATCGCCTCCCACACCGAGAACACCCGCCCGTCAGTCGTGAGAATGCGATACCACTGAGCCTTCGATTCGTCGGGTTCATTCCGCAACAGAAACCCGACCGTGAACGCGCCGGTCGAGATCGGCCAGAAACCGGCGGGGAGCGTGATCATTGTTGCCGCCGGCGTCGCGCCCGTACTGACATCGCCACCGAAGAACACCGTTCGACCGGTTCGGTGTAGCACGAGCGGCCCGGTCGCCGTCCACCCCGCGCCGAGCAGACCGGCCACGTTGCGGAACCCGGTGTCGCCGAGTTCGTGACCGCCGATGACAAGCCGGCCGGTCGCCGGGTTTGATGTGACCAACGCGCCGACGGCGGCGGCGGTGTCGACTGCGTACTGGGTGAGTTGTTGCGCCCACGCCGATTTGACGTCGTCGCCGGGTGCGGGCACGTTCGAGAACGGTGGGATGGTTACCGGCATCGGGTCCCCCTTTCGTTAGTCATGGACGAGTACTCGTATGTTGCAACCGCCGGCGACGACGTCGACGTAGCCGGTTGTGGTCATGCGACCGACGAATGAGTGGGCGCCGGCGGCGAGGTCGACGATGGTCGAATATTGGGCGCCGTTCTCGACGTTGACCGGTCCGCCGATGTGGTAAAGGTCGTTTCCGATGTTGCCACCGGCGGCGCTGTCCCACACGTTGAGGATTCCGAGTTGGCCGTTACCGGTTCGCGGAACGAACCGGTAGGTGACGACGATTTGTGCGAACCCGGCGCGTTGCATTGTGACCGGGACTGCGGCGGTGACTGTCAACGCGCCGGCCGTGTTGGTGTGGCCGATGCCGCCGCCGGACAAGAATCGCGGCGGGCGTAGCGTGCCGGCGCCACGGTTGGCACCCGCTTGGGTACGGTCAATGATCCCGTCCGAATCGATGATGACCGAACCGCCACCCGCCGCAAGGATCTTGTTGTGCGGTCCCAGTATTTGGTAGCGATCCTGCGTCGCGTCCAGATCGAAAACCACGGCGTCGACGGACGACTGCAACGCGACCGGCCACCAATCGCCGCCACGGCGGACGTACAGGATCTGGACGTCGGACGCGTACGCGAGCGAACCGTTCCCCGCCGCCCACGCCGTGACCGCCGCTTGAGTCGGGAAGCGGTGCACGATCCGGTGCGCCACTTCCTGGTGAAACTGTGCGTTGACGGGTGATTCGGGTGCGGGTACGTCGACGAGTTCGCCGACGGTGATCGGTGGGTTTGGCATCAGTATCCGTACCCTTCCCCGGTGTCGTACAGAATGCCGGTGTCGTAGAAGATCGGTTCGGTGAACGCGCGTGCTTTCGCGGTGGACACGATCATGGTCCAACCTTCCGGTGTGACCTGGTGAATGATGCCGTCAAGAACGGTGGTCACGTCGACGCGTACCGTTCCACCGATGACGCGTTGATCGTGCAGAAATCGGAGATGGTCGACGCGGCGCCAATCAACCGCCGCCCAAATGTCGGGTTGGTTCGGGTCGTTCAGGTACAGCGAGAATTCTTCGATCGACATTTGGCGCGGTTCTTGCTGGTCGAGATACAACGCGGCCAATATGTCGCCTTCGGTTTGCGTCGTCCACTGCTGGTCGGTGAGCGCGATCGTGTACCCCGACGCGGCGCCGGCCGTCGCGACCAACCCGGCGACGTTCTCCAAGATGACCCGGTCGGCCAGATTGTCGTCGTTCGTCGAGATGACCGCATCCCACACGATGACCGGGGCGGTACAGACGTTGTCCGATGTGATCGGGACGGTCACCTGGTCGGCACGCCCGGCGGTCCATGTCCGGTCGATGAACATCACGGCGCCGTCGACGTCGACGAATATGAGTCCGCCATCGGAGAGGGCGACGGCTTGCATTTCTTCGATCGGGGCGGCGTCGGTTTCTTGTGCGGTGAGCGCGGCGATACCGGTCGCGAACCGGGTCGGCATCGTCGTTTCGCCGGCGGCGGTCAGGATCGCGGTCAGCCGGGCGCCGGCGAGCTGGCCGTTCGTGCCGGGCGTATAGGTGCCGACCGGTTGGGCGAGATCTGACAGGGCGTCGAACGCTTCAATCTCGATCGTGTCGTCAGCGCGTTGGTCGTAGCGGGCAACGAACCCGTTGAACAACCACCAATCCCCGGTCGCGTTGTGTGCCCACACGGCGAGCGCCGTGCCCGGCCCGTACCGGTTGATCGTGCCGTCAGCGTTCAACGTCGACCATGCACCATCGGCGTTGTCGAGTTGCACAACACACCGCGACGACGGGAACAGATTCGCGGTGTCCGGTTCGCCGTGTTCGATCTCCATCCCGGTAAACGCACACGTCGCGTCAATGAACCCGCCATCCCACACCGTACCGGGCGTGTCCCATTTCGCCGCGGGTGTCGAGTCCCATTCCGCGAGGGCTTGCCCGGAGTCGATCGCGATCACGGGACGCACCGGCCACCCGGCCAGCATCGGCACCGCGTCCAATGTGACGTTCGGTAGCGGGCGGTCATCGACGCGCATAGTGCACCACCGGAACCCCGTAGCGGCGACCCGACCGGCGGGCCGTACCGGCGACTTGTTTCACGACGTCGACCCCACGTGACCCGGCCGGCATATTGATATTCACGTACATCGGCGCCGCGGTCGCCGTCGCGCCGGCGGCGTCACGCGGCGCGGTCGACCCGAACCCGGGCGGTACGTACGGGCGCAACGGGATAAAGATCCCACGCTTCAGATTGTTCAAGAACGCTTCGACCTGATCTTTCGTGTATTCGTCGATGTGCATCACGACATCGGTCACGACGCTCTCGGGAATGTTGTCGACTTCGACCGAGTACAACGCGAGCTCACGTTTCAGATCCCGGACCGATTGTTGGTGGATCTTCTGTTTCGCGGTGGCGTCGTCGGCGCCTTCGGCGGTCGCGGTCCATGCCTCTTCGGCGGCGGTTTGCATATCGGCCCACGCCTGTTCGAGATCCGCGATCCGATCTTCTCGGGCGATGCCGGCTAACAGATCGTTGTATTCGCGTAGCGCTTGTTTCGTGTCGTCCCACGCGGCCGGGCCGGTGTCGCCAAGATCGTCGTATTCGGCGTTGACGTCTCGGAGCGCGTCGAAATGGCGGTCCACTTGGGCGGTGTGGCGGACCTGTTCGGCGCGGGCGGCGGCTTGCGCGGCGGTCACGTCGGCGTACCGGTCGCCTTGCTGTTCCAACAGTTCGACGTAGCGTTCTTGTTGAGTGTTCGCGGCGGCGAGTTTCGTCGGGTCGAACACCGATTGGAATTCTTCGCGGGCGCCTTTCGCGTCGTCGTACGCTTTTCGTTCTTGTTCTAGGTAGCCGATGATCAGGACCGCTTCGTCACGGGTGATCCGCCCGGCGCGTTGCGCCGCGTCGATCCCGGCGTTGAACCGTTCGTACGCGGCGGCGCCACCGGTCACCGCTTCGGCGACGTCGCGGGTATTGATGCCGGCTTTCACGAATTCGTCGTTCAAGTTCTCGACCGTCTTGCGACCGTTGTCGAAGATGTTGAAAAACCGTTTCCATTCCCAATCTTTCTGGACCGCGCCGAACGAGAGATCGTCAAGTTTGGTGATGTCGACGGTGATGTCTCGGATCTCGCCGAGCGCCGTCACCCATTGGTCGGCGGCGTCCGGGCCGGATTCGAGCGCCGTGACCCATCGTTCTTGTTGGTCGGCGGCGAGCTTGTTCAACTCGGTTTGTCCCTTGACGGCTTTGTTGATCGCGGCGACGGCGAGCGCCATCGCCGCCATTGGGCCGGCGACTTTCGCCATGTTCCCGAGCGCCGACCCCAACCGTTCCCCGTCAAGGGCGGCGTCGGCGGCGTACTCGCCGATCTGGCCGATCGCGACACCGGCCGATCCGGCGATCCCGGACATTGCGCCCAAATCTTGGGACGTGTTGCCGATCATGTTCGCGAGCGCGGACCGCGACGACCCGGCCGATTTTCCGATCTCGTCGATTTGACCGCGGGCCGTTCCGAGGTTGGCGCCCATCCGCCCACCGACGTCGGTGTCGGAAACCTCGCGGAGTTTCGCGCCGAGCTTGTCGGCGTCCGCGATGATCTCTTCAATGGTCAGCCCGGCACGTTGGAGATCTTGCACGATGCTGGTCGTGTCGGCTTTCGCGGCCAGCTCCGGGCCGAGCGCCTGACCGAGCGCGTCCGCCGCGGTCTGCACCCGTTTCGTTTCGGCCACCACATCGTCGAGCGCGCCGATCACCTGGTCGATCTTCGCGGTGACTTCGACGACCGGTTCCAGATCGTCGATCTTTTCGGCGTCGGCCAACGCCTCTTTCGCCTCTTTGTCGTCGTACGTCGTGACGATCGGAATCTGGATCTTGTTGTCAGGCACCGGCGATCACCCGCCGAATGTGTTGCTCGACCATTTCGGGGACGACCGTCGCGGCACGTTTGCGGACGTTGTCCCACGCGCCACGGCCCGACGCGCCCGGGTGCCGGAGTTGGGTGCGTTGCACCGGGTGACGTAGACCGCCGGCCATCGGCCGCGGTCGGGCTTTCGTCGGTGGCCGTTTCGGGATCAGGTGGGCGTCGGTGCCGGTCGTCTTCCACACCCAGAAACCGGTCGGGATGCCGTACACCGTCGCCGTGATCGTCGTCCCGCGGGACTGTATGCGGGTGATCGCTTTCAGCTTGTACGTGCGTTTGTTGCGGCCGACGCGCACGAATCCGCCTTCGGACGCGGCGAACTGTTCGACCGCTTTACACGCCGCGCGGAGAGCCGGTTCGGGAACGTCAGCAAGTCGGGCGAGCGTGCGTCGGAGTTCGACGACGCTCACGCCGCATTCTTGGCGTCGTCAGATTGTGCGGCGGTCGCCGTCAGGACCGGTGTCGCGATCGTCGGTTTGTCGAGACACGGCCACGTCGACGTCGTCGCCGCCGCCGATCCGTCACCGAACGTGCCACCGAACCCGCCGGCCACGACGTAGCACTGACCGGTTGCTTTCACCGCCGGTTGCGACGCGTCCGGTACGAGTTCAAACCATTTCGACGTGCCGTCGTTCTCGTATGCGTAGCCGGACAGACCGCCACCCGCCGCGGTCCAATCCTGCAGCCATGCGAGTTCGAGCTGGTAGCCGGTCCGGCCCGGTGAGTTCGTCGCCGGGGCGCACCCGGTCGCCGGGATCGTGTTGAACGTCGGTTGTGGCGCGATGACCGCTTGGGTCAGTTGGCATTCGTAGGCGGTGCCGGCCGACAAACCGGCTTCGGTGTCGGACAGTTTGAACGTCGGGTTATTGAGAGTGATGACGGTACGGGGCATGACGGTTCTCCTATGGACATAGATCTACATCGGCGACGAATGAGATCGGGATGGTTCTCGCGAGGGCGGGCGGTTCGCCGGTCCCGTCACCACCGGTGGTGGTGAACGAGAACGTGCCGTCGAACCGCGCAGTGGACGGGACTAGGGATGACACGACGATCGTTTCGAGTTCGGTGAGTTGTTCGTACTGTTCGGGTTGGTTGTACCGGGGCGTTGTCACGGTCACGTCGAACCCGTAGCGCAGCGTCCGGCCGTTCTCCAACGCGTTGTCGGCCGGTGCGAGCACGACGCACGGCATGACAGAGATCGGGGTGCCGGGGGCGACGACGGGCACCTTCGTTTTTCCGGCGAGATCCAACGCGTCGCGGATCAGTTTCGTGAGTTCGGCGACGTTCACGCGACGCCCCATGACACGGCGAGATGATCGAAAAAGTGGTGCACGTGGGCGTACAGGTTTTCGGGTTGGTAGACCGGTTGGAACGTCGGGTCGGTGTACGCGTTCGACACACCGCCCGGTGATGTGCCGTCGAGATAGATCCGGGTGGAGAACACGACGAGTCCGTTGACGGTGAGTTCGTCGGCGGGTAACCCGGTGTCGATCAGTCCGTTGTGGACGATGACGTACCCGATGGCGGCTTGCACCGCGGACGACACCCACACGTCGTCGGCGGCGGCGTGGAGATTCTGGCGGACCCGGTCGACGATCTCGTCGACCCGCGCGGCGATGTCGCCGGGGTCAGCCGGCCACATCGTCGCGTCCCATCGGGCCATCGGGTTTACTCGGACTTTCCGCCGCGGCGGGTCGTCACGATGCCGTCACCGATCGACCGGATGCCGTTCGGCAGGTACGCGGCGAACGCGCCCATTCCCCACACGGCGACGTTCTGGCCGAGTTTTTCGACGTCTTCGGCGGTGACCGTGAACGGACCTTCGGCGTGCCACGACGCCGCGTCGGAGTTCGACACCAGGAGTGTCCCGGCGGGCAGCATCGGGTCGTGGATGATCGTCAGCCCGGCGACTTCGACCCGCAGTGTCGACGCGTCCGAGGTGCCGGCGACGTTGTTCGTGCCGTACGGTCGGGCGGCGACGACGGCGAGACCGCCGGCGGCCATGAACACATCTGACGCGGCGAGCGCGAACGTCGCCGGTGCACCCGTCGCCGTCTGCACCTCGGCCGATGCGGTGAAAAGGGCGGTCGCCAACTCTTCGAGCGTGCCGGTAGCCGGCACCCACACCGCGGTCGACGGGACGGCGGCGGCGACGGCGGCGTCGCCGGCGGCGTTGTTCGTCACCGCCGCATACGCGGCGGTCATGATCCGCAGATACGTCGCCATGTAGGACGGCGACGACCGGCGAATGAGTTGATACGAGATATCGGATCCGCCGGCGTACGTGACAATGTCCTCGGTGCCTTTCTTGAGATCGACCCGTACCGATGTGATCGGCGTTTTTTCGGCGGCTTGGACACCGACGAGGGCGAGGAGATCACCATCGAAATACGGCCAGTTGATATCCATCCCGGAATCCGGGAGCGGGTCACGACCGAACGCCATGATTGTCGGGTTACCACGGTCGACGATCCCGTGGACCGTTTGCACCCAACCGGGCGGCACAACACCGGGGTTGTTCACGGTGATCTGATCGGCGAGGGCGCGCCGCAGAATCGGATTCGACGGGTCGTTCCATACCGCTTCGGCGTACTCGCCGATCGAACGGAACCGCAAACCGGCGAATGGGTCGTCCGGCATGATGGCACGTTCGGCGATGAACGTGCGGGTCAGGTCGTCGCGCAGTTCGCCGATGGATCGTTCGAGTACCGCCACCGACACGGCGGCGGGTTCGGGCGGCGCCGGCGGCGTCTCGGTCAGGGTGTCGGTCATCGGTTGTACTCCATTCACTTGGTCGCGTGTTGCGAGGATCGGGGCGTCATGTGCGGGACGGAAGGCGAGGGCGACACCGTGGACGCGGTTACGGGTGCGCCACACGACACCGTCACGGGTGACCGCTTCGAGCGGTTCGAGTTCCATCGACACCGCCCGGATGACGCCGGCGTCAATCAGGGCGAGGGCGTCGTTTCCGGCCGATGTGCGGGCCAACACCATTTCGACGGTTGGGCCGTCGTCGCCGGCGATGAACGTCGCCGGGTCGGCACGGCCGATCAGGTCGCCGTGATGGTGGTCGACCACGTGGACGTCGGCGGCGAGATCGACCGAACCGGGCGGGTACGCTTCGCGGTATTCGGCGGCGTCGGGGCGGTCCCGTACCGGTCGCGGATCGTTCCAGCGGCACAACCGGACGGTGACGCGGCGGGTGTCGGTGTCGACGGCGACGACCGGGGCGAGCGTTTCACGAGTCAACATTTACAGGCCTTCCACGTTCGGTGACACGGGGACGGGCGCCGGGTTGGGCGCCGCCGGTAGACCTTCGAGCGCGCGAACCTCGGGCAACGTGTGGATGCCGGCGGCGAGCGATGTGGCGTACGTGTTGATCCGGCCGGCGAAATCCATGCGGGTCAGGTTCGACGTGTCGAACACCGCCGTTTGCCCGCGGGGTAGCAGATCGGTGAACGCCGCTTCGATGCGTGACAGAAACATCGGGTACAGACCGACCGCTAACCACGACTGGAATTGTTGTTGTGTCGTCGAATACGTCAGTGACGAGTGCGCTTCGACGTTGAGCATTGACGGCGGGATCAACATCACCCGTGCGACTGTCGCGTCGAGATAGTTGATCGCGTCGAGCAACATTGCGTCTGCGGCGGTTTGCGCCTGGTACGTCTGCAACGTGATCCCACCGGACAGGACCGCCGGGCGGCGTTCGGCCCGTGCCGTCAACCATTGGTCGGCCAACAGTTCCGCTTGGGGTTTCGTGAGTCGGGTCGGGTGCACCACCGCATACGGCGGGACTTGGGCGGTGTGCGTGTAGTAGCCGGCCGAATACCGGTAGATCGCGGAGAGTTGTTCGAGTGCTAGCCGTATGTCTTCGAGCGGTGACGTTCCGAGCGGGTCACGGTCGACGCGCATCGGGATGTGAACCAAGCGCCGCCGGTCGACCGGTTCGCCGTCGATCGTCGCGCCGGTGATCCGCCCGGCCGGGTCAATCGTCGCGTTCACCCGGGCGTCATCGACGACCGACACGGCGAGCGGGTAGCCGTTCGAGCCGTCCGCGTCGACGTGTAGCCAGGCGCGGCCGTGACGGGTCATCCCGTTGACGATGCGTTCAAGTGTGCGCCGGTACGGTTCGCCGGGGTCGGGGCGGCGTAGCACGGCCGGCGTCGGGTCGATCCGGGCGCCGGCGGCGACCGCGACCATTGACAACATCGCGGTTGTGTCGGCGACGAGTTGGCGGGCGGCGACGACCGGCGGCAGATCCCACGGGTCGAGCATTGCGAGATCCGCTTCGAGTTCGGCGGTCATTCGGGCGTGCGTTGAGAGCGGTTCGCCGGCGAGCGGGTCGGTCGGGTCGTAGAACAGATCGGGCCACAAGATCCGTTTCCACCACGACACACCGACGACGTGCGTGTAACGGGCGCCGAATAGCAACCCCACTACCCGCTGTGTTGCGTTCTAAGCGACGAAACGGGGTCGGGTGGTATGTCGGGTGCGGGCGTTTCTAGCGGATCATGGGGGACGGGGCGTTGTGGACCGCCGGGTGGCACCATCGGGCGAACGCGGCGGCTTCGACCGGTGACACGTCGACGTCGGCGCCGCGCCGGTCGAACGCCCACGCGCCACCCGGTAGCAGACGGCGCCGCGCGCCGGCGACCGCGGCAGTGAACGCCGGATGTGGGACGTGTCGGACGGTGCCGGCGACGACGGCGGCGACCAAATCCGCCGCGGATCCGGTGACGTCGGCGAGACCGAACCGGGTGACCGGGATCCCGGCGGCGTCGAACGGGCGTGCAAGCACCGCCGCCGGGGACTGGCCGGCCGGGTCGAACCCGACCGTAGCAACATCCCACCGGTCCACGAGTTCGGTCACCCGGCCGACGACCCACGAATAGCCGGGGCGGTGGTCGACGAGCTCCACCACCGCGCCGGCGGGGCCGTGGTGGCAGGCGACGACCGCGGCCGACGTTTGATCGGGTGCGACCGACACACCGAACGCGACGAGATCGCGGGGCGGGGCGTCGGCGGCGAGGGCGTCCCACACGACCGGGTCAATCGGCGTCGACGTCGTGCCGGTGCGGTCGGTCACGTTCAGATAGGACCGGGCAAACTGTTCGGGGTCGCGGGTGTACTGGTCACGGAGAAACGCGAGGTCGATCACGCCGGTCGGGTTGTCGGCGGTGCGTATCGCCGGGTGCGCCGCAATCCATACCGCCTCATCGTCCCACGTGTACGGGTCCGTGCCGTCCGCGGTCCATTCGATGTGACAATGTCCGCCGCCGGTGTCGGCGAGGGCGGCGGACCGGCCGGCGTCCAACCACGCCGCCCACCACGTCGACGTCACGTCACCGGCGGCGGAGATGATCCACACCTGCGCGCCGGGCCGGGTCGCGGTCAACGGGAACGCCGCGATCTCCAACTCCCTCCCACGGTCGACGTCGAACGCCCACGCCTCGTCGAACACGATCAGGTCGGCGGCGTCGCCGTGGAGCGCTTTCGGGATCGGGGCGAACACCCGCATATACGACGCCGTGTCACGATCGGTCAACGTTTCGGTGCCGTTCGTCAACCGCGGTTTGATCCGGTCGGTCAGGATCGGCGCCGCCGCGATCAGCGGCACCCAATCATTGCGGAACCGTTCGGCGCCGGCTTTCCCGTTCTGCGCGGTGTAGAACGCGAACCGGCGGCGGTGCGCGGTGATCGTCGCCAAGATCTGCGCCAAGATCAGGACCGTTTTCCCGGCCCGGCGCCCGACCGACACCGTCACGATCCGGTAGGCGTGCACGAGGTCGCCGGTGTCGTCGTGGCGGACGAGTTCGCCGGCGACGTCGAGCGTGGCGCGTTGCCACGGTTGCAACGCGACGCCGCAAAGGTTCGCGAGTACCGCCGCGGGTGCGCCGGTCGTCGGCCGGTCAGGGCGACGCGGAGTCGCGTAACGCGGCGGCGAGAGCATCGGCGAGCGGATCGGTCGGACGGGTGTCGGGTAGCCGGCCGGTCAGGTCGCGGCGCAGATCGGCGTACGTGCGCGACACCAGCGCGAACGTGTGCGCCGAATGTTCCGGGTCGCGTTCGAGCCGGTCGAGTTCGTCAGCCAGACCGCGCAACGTCGCGAGTTCGTCGGCGAGCACATCGGCGGCGGTTCCGAGTGAACCGCGGC